CATAAATGTTTGCAACTTCGCTGCACAGGCACTACGGACATCGCTGCTGAAGAAATTTCAGGACGATAAAAGCCCGAGTGCTGATGCAGCGGCTTTGGAAGTATTTCTTTCTTCCAATGAACGTTGCAGGCAATGGTCAGGATTACCCGACCTTACTACTGCTGAAGCGGTAGCCATCGGTGAGGCGAAGGATTACATCTATCGTCTCTTCTTCCAGAACGAAGGATATCTTAATTCCTTCAATTTGGCAGAAATCTCTGCTGGCTTCAACTTCGGTAACGGTGCTAACATCGGTTCGCCTGGTACGGACTTCTTTTCGAAGATCGCGCTAAGCACGATGGCAGCGACGAGTTCTACGCTCCATTATTTTTACATGGAGGCTATCTCTGAAAACCCGACATGGTCTAGCGTTGAGTCTACTAGACGTTGTTTCCGGGAGACCGAGATAGTTCGTGGAAGTCGCCTTTCTTTCGTACCTAAGACACGAACCATTAGTAGAACCATATGCACTGAGCCTACCCTCAATATGTTGTTTCAAAAGGGGTCCCAAGTTGTTCTTGAAAGGCTTCTCCTTAAGGCCAGCGGTATCGACTTTAAGGTTCAGCCTGACAAGAATAGGGAACTGGCTCGGCTAGGGTCGTTGGACGGACAATTCTGTACTATCGACTTGTCCTCTGCCTCCGACTCATTGTCGCTCACGATGGTTGACGAGATGTTTCCGAGAGAGGTTGTCAATCTCTTGCGGATGTTTCGCTCACCATATACCACCCTTCCAGGTGGGCGTGAAGTCGAGTTGCATATGATATCGTCTATGGGGAATGCTTATACTTTCCCCCTCCAGACGATTTTGTTCTCCTCTTTAGTCTACGGTGCCTATCGGGCATTCGGCATTCCTGTCGAATTTCCGAGAAAGCAGGCCCTTGGGAACTTCGCCGTTTTCGGCGATGACATAATCGTCTACAAGCAAGTTTATAATTTTGTTTGTAGATTATTAAATCACTTGGGCTTTATTGTTAACGTAGACAAGTCCTTCTGTGAAGGGGACTTTCGTGAGTCCTGTGGCCGCGATTTTATCCGCGGTTGCAACGTCCGGGGTGTTTACTTACAGACACTTAAAACGGACGTGGACGCGTACTCGGCTATCAACAGACTTAATAGTTGGTCTGCCAATTGGGGAGTACCCTTGAAACGCGTTGTCAACTTTCTCATGAGAGGCCTTCGTTTTCTGAAGGTCCCGTATGATGAAGCTGATGACGCGGGTATTAAGGTCCCGATGGCAATGCTATCAAAGGTTCGGCATGAACGAAATACCGGTGGTATTCTCTACCGGTGTCTTGTTTCTGCTTCACCCAAAATATCATTGGCTGACGTTGAGTCTCGGCCTCCACGCTTGAAGGGTTATTTTCATAACCACGATGGTGTGTTGCTGGCCGCTTTAGCTGGTACCCTTAGGGACGGGTCTGTCACATTAAGAGTTACTTGTGGCAGATTCCGCCAAAAGGTTCGGTATAGTTCGCGTTGGGACTATATCGATCCGCCCCCTTACTCTTGTAAGGGTTTCGATGATCGATGGAAGTCGGTCGTCGCGCTAAACCTATCTTTTACGGGTTAGCTTAAAGGTCGGGACTTCTGACCACCCCGG